GGTGGTAAAAGACTTAAAAAAGTTACATGGTCTCCAGTTGCTTATGAAAAACATAAGCCTAAGTTTACTAAACGTCCAAGTTCTAAACGCGTTTTAAGAAAGATGAAAGTAGCATGATTAAGTGGCACACAGAAAAAAAAATCAGATGGCACATGGGTTTTATGCCCTTTGCAAAATTTTGCATGAGAAGACTTATTAAAAAAATTTATAAAGATGGGTACTATGATGGAGTGGCTTTTGCAAAAGCCAGAAGTAAAATCATCCGTGGACTTGGTGATATTAGAATGACGTCGTCTCAATGGATGACTGCATTACGGCTTACCGAAAAAATAGATAACGAAGGAAGAAAAATATTATTTGTGGACGGAGTTAAAATTAAATGACAGTTTACGTTTTACAAGAGATGGGAAGAAATGTTCGTTCAGCGGAAAAGTTCGGCGAACTGAAAGTGTGTCTTCCTGATAACAGGCAGATAGTTTTATCATCCGGACCTTTGGCGTTTAAGCTTCAGCAAGAACTCAAGGATTTCAACGATAATGACTACTTGCTTTTAATGGGAGACCCTGCTATAATAGCGCTTGCTGGTGCAGTTGCCAGTGATGTAAATGGAGGAAAGTTCAAAGTCCTAAAGTGGGACCGCGATGAGAAACGATACTATGATATAGAAATAGATTTGAGAGGTAGAAATGAATAATTTATTAAAACAAATGCAAGAAGATGCGGGCGCAACTGCCCCTAATAGCATGGGTAAGATTGGCGCAGTGGCGAATGACATTGCTGATACGGACAAAGAGATCAGCGATATTGAAAAAGAATTAAAAAAGAAAAAGGATTATAAAAAGCATTTATCAGAAAATGTTTTACCCAATCTCTTTGCGGAGGTTGGTCTATCGGAGTTAAAACTGGCTGATGGCAGGCTCATCAAAGTGGGAAACTACTATGGTGCGTCCATAAAGGATGATAAAAAAGAAGCTGCTTTCAATTGGTTCAGGAACAACGGGTTTGGTGATTTAATAAAGAACCAAGTCTCTTGTAGCTTTGGGAGGAATGAAGATGAGAAAGCTAGAGGATTACTATCTCACTTGAGTGATCAAGGATATCAATCTTCACAACGTGAATGGGTCGAACCTTCCACCCTTCGCGCATTTATACGTGAGCAACATGAAGCAGGCAGTAAACTGCCTATGGACTTGTTAGGAGCTTACGTCGGACAAAAAACAACAATTAAAAACTAAAGGAGGACGGCCATATGGCACAGACTAAAGCAGTCGCGAAAGCGGCAACACTTGATCTAGCAACTCTTGCTAGTGATTCAAAGGATGCAAGTGGATTCGATAAACTTGACATATCAAGGGACATCGCCATTCCTTACATCAACATTCTTCAATCCGGAAGCCCACAAATAAATCCGTCAAAAGCGGAGTACGTAGAGGGGGCGAAGGTAGGACAATTCTATAACACTGTGTCACAGAAAGTAAGTGCCACTATAGATATTATTCCTGTTTTGTACCAACTGCGATATGTGGAATGGAAACCTCGTGAACAGGGGGGAGGATTCGTGGAAGCGCACAGCGCCGATAGCGGAATCTTGTCCCAGACAAAACGCGATGGCATGACAAGGAAGGATATATTACCTAATGGTAACTATATCGCAACCACGGCTTACCACTATGTGATGATTCTTGATAAAGACGGAAGTTATTCACAGGCTGTTATCAGCATGACTTCTACTCAGTTGAAAAAGAGCAGACGTTGGAATAGCTTGATGCTGTCTCAAAAAATAAAGGGTCCATCCGGGATGTTTACTCCACCGACTTATTCTATGATTTACAAACTCTCTACTGTTAGTGAGTCCAACGATCGTGGTAGTTGGTTTGGGTATCAAATTGAGAAAGTTGGGCAAGTTGAGGATGCGGATGTCTATAATGAATCCAAAGCATTTTCCACAGCAGCCTCAAGAGGAGATGTCGAAGCTAAACCAGTAGCAGAGGTGGAGGTTGCCAAAGAGGCACCTACACTTCCTAACGATAAAGACGATATACCCTTTTAGGGCGTATCATCATTGGTGGTTTAGTGGAGGAGTTCAAACTTATATTTGAAGGCTTAGACAGGGCTTATGGTCAGCACCGATCTGCAGGGAAACGTGCTGACGGTAAGCAGGAAGGAAAGTCGTACATTGAAAAAAAACTTATTACAGATGAATTATGGAAGGCGCACCTTGCTGGTAAAGGCCCTTCTTTGGGGATCATTCCTATTAGGGCTGATAACACTTCCAAGTGGGGTTGCATTGACATTGATAGTTATCCTATTGATTATAATAAAATAATATCTTCCATAAGAAAACTTAAACTGCCCATCGTTCCTTGCCGGTCAAAGAGTGGTGGGCTTCATCTATTCATATTTTTTGTTAAACCAATCGCAGCCAAATTAGTCAGAGAAAAACTAAAGGAAATTTCAGCCAGCATAGGATATTCCAATGCAGAACTGTTCCCCAAGCAGTCAAGCATTCTCCTGGAAAAAGGAGATTTGGGAAATTTTTTAAACTTACCTTATTACAACGCCAAAGAAACCGAACGCTACGCCTACAAGGACGACGGCACAGAAGCCACGTTAAAAGAATTCATAAACTTATATAACCAGTATGTCATTTCAGACATAAGTAAAATTTCCATACAAATACCACAAAAAGTAATCAAGGATGGGCCGCCATGCCTTCAGCAACTGTGCACACAAGGATTTCCGGAAGGGACACGAAACAACGGACTGTTTAACATTGGAGTTTATCTAAGAAAGTTTGATCCTGATAACTGGAAATCTTTATTGGAGGAACATAACCGTGATTACATGAACCCTCCGCTTGGTGCACAGGAAGTGGTCATAGTTCAAAAACAGCTGGAGAAAAAATCTTATAACTATAGATGCAAGGAGCCACCAATAAATGCTTATTGTAACGCCAAGCTATGCCGAACAAGAAAGCACGGAATAGGTGGGGGAAATGGCCCGCTGGAGATAACAGGTCTGTCCAAATTAAAAACGGAACCTCCTGTATGGTTCCTGCAGGTGGGGCACACAAGACTGGAACTACAAACAGAAGAGCTACAGAACCAACAAAAGTTTCAAAGGATATGCATGAATGTTTTAAACACCATGCCTCCTTTTGAGAAGCAATCATCGTGGACCGACAAGATTGATGCCTTAATGCAAAGCAAGGACATGGTAGAAATCGACGCCTCTGATGATGGCTCTGTCTCCGGTCAGTTTGAGACTTTCCTCCAGGAGTTTTGCACTGGCCGTGCGCAGGCCCTTACACGTGACGATCTTAAGTTTCATAAGCCGTGGACGGAGAAGGGAAAAACCTATTTCCGTCTTAACGATCTAATGGATTTTCTGGCGAGGCATAAATTTACTGACTATAACCTAGGGCAGGTTATTACCAGACTGAGAGACGTTCAAACAAAAAGTTTGAAAGAAGGCGAGAAACTGGATGATTCAGAGAGGTCCCATAGATGGAATATTAAAAAGAATTTTATTCGTGTATGGTGGGTTCCTGCGTACCAGCAACCGGACTCAAAACATGAAGTGAAAGGAGAAAAAGACGATGACATCCCATTCTAAAATAAAGAGAAGAAAATATGACTTAAAATATATAGAGTCAGAAAAAGGATTTTTTAATTGCCTATGGCAAGCAATGAATCGAGTTGATAATAAGGGGGACAAAAAAGTTTTAAATTATATCACAAGTAAATATCATCTTTTAGAACTATGGCAGGAGCAAAAAAAAGATTTAGGCGGTCCTTACTGTCGATACACTGGAATTAGTCTTACTACTAAACGATCAAATGGAGAAGGTTGGAAAAAAGCTAGACCTACTAATATATCCGTTGATCGTATAGATCCTAAACTTCCTTATGAAGAAGGGAATATTGTCTTTTCTTCATGGGAATTTAATAATAGAAAAAGTGGAGTTACTCCGCATGACTGTAAATTAATACTGAAAGTATATGAGGAAAAAAATGCCAACAAATAACATTATATACGGCCCTCCGGGGACTGGAAAAACACACACGCTTCTCACCCTGGCGGAAGAGGAGATGGCAAGAGGGGTTCATCCGGACCGCATTGCGTTTGTAACTTTTACGAAGAAAGCGGCTAACGAGGCGAGGGACCGGGCAATGGAAAAATTCAATCTGGAAGAACAGCATCTTCCTTACTTCAGAACGCTGCATTCCCTAGCATTTCATGAACTAGGCCTATCCAAATCACAAGTCATGTCCAAGAAACATTACAAGGAATTTGCCAGTAAATTTGGGATGAATCTAGGATACATAAGTGAAGGACCTGTTGGCTCAGGAATCATAACAGTTGACAATGAACTTTTAACTGCTGTTAACCAAGCTAGGATGCGATGCCTTAGCCTACAGGAATATTATAATGAAAAAAACATGGCACATCACTGGCCACAACTTAAGTGGACCCATGAGGCGTTTGAGAAATATAAAAAAGAAAGGCATTTGATTGACTTTACTGACATGATTGAAAATTATAATGAAGGGGGAATGGTTCCTCCTCTCGACGTTATTTTTGTGGACGAAGCGCAAGATTTGTGCCGATTGCAATTAAACATGATTGATAAGCTAAAGGAAAATGTTCAAAAAATATATTATGGAGGGGACGATGATCAAGCCATTTACGGATTTGCCGGAGCCGATGCAAATCATTTCATTAACCTGAAAGGAAATAAAAAAGTTCTTAAGCAGTCCTATCGATGTCCAATTTCTGTTCAAAATTTATCGCAGGAAATTATAGACCGCGTGGAATATCGTCATCCAAAAGAATGGAAGGGAACAAATAAAAAAGGTTTGGTGCAATATCACACCGTCCCCGGAAGCGTCGACTTATCCGCAGAAGGAACGTGGCTTATAGAGGCTCGAACACAGTATCTACTTTCCCGTATGGAAACTGATCTTCGTTCTGAAGGAATAGTATACATGAGGAATGGAAAACTGCCTGTCTCTAAAAAATTATTAAACGCCGTTAACTGCTGGGGAAAACTAACTGAAGGGGATGAAATAGAACTGGAAGATGTCAAGGGTATTTATTCCTACATGTCAACCCAGATTGGAATAGAGCATGGTTACAAGCACTTAAAGACAGCTACCCAGGAGAGATATGGAATGGAAGAACTGGTAATGCGCCAAGGATTGATGGGAGAGGTGGCCGGACAACCATGGGATATCGCTTTCGATAAAGTTGGGAATGATGACAAGGATTTCATCCGCGCCATGCAGGCAAGGAACTATTCCCTTACGGATGAACCAAGAATACAACTGAGCACTATTCATGCGTCAAAGGGGGGAGAAGCCGATAATGTCATGCTCCTCACTGACTTATCAAGAAAAGCTCGGTTGGCGATGCACAGAGATCCGGACAATGAATGCCGAGTGTTCTATGTGGGGGTGACCAGAGCCAAGGAAGCACTGCATGTGGTGCAGCCACAGGACTATGGGGGATTCCATATATGAGCGCTCATAAAAAACAAATAGGAGGAGATCATTATAAAAGAATGGTAATCCAGCCTAGTCATTACATTGTCAAGAATAAACTTGGATGGTATGAGGGAAATATTGTCAAGTACATTACTAGACACAGCATCAAAGGAGGGAAGCAAGACGTGGAAAAAGTTATCCACTATGCCGAGCTACTTCTTGAAGATCGATACACTCCTAAGAAGTCTAGAGGTGAAATTATGGGAGAAATAACTAGAAAACACGTTAAAAAACTAGCAAAGGAGTCTAAATGAGAAGCCTATTTCCACCAGCAGTAGATTCAGAATGGGTTGCGCCTACTACCTTTCCTGACTTATCCACACATGATCGTGTGACAATCGATCTAGAGACGTGTGATACGGAGCTGATGAAGGCAGGTCCAGGATGGCCGACTAAAAGGGGTTATGTAATTGGAATTGCCATCGCAGCTGATGGTTTTGCAGGATATTATCCTATACAGCATGAAAATGGTAACATGGATGAAAAGAAAGTTATTGAATATACTAAGTCCATATGTGAAGACGGTTCAATTGAGAAAGTGTTTCATAATGCACAGTATGATATTGGATGGCTCACTACCTTAGGAATAGAAGTTAAAGGAAGAATACATGATACCATGGTTGCCACGGCTCTTATCAATGAGAACAGATTTACCTATACTTTGAATAGTATTGCAGGCGATTATCTAGGAGAATATAAAGATGAGCTTAAGTTAAAGGAAGCATCAGTAGCTTTCGGGGTAGATCCCAAGAGTGAAATGTACAAGTTACCCTCCCAGTTTGTAGGAGAATATGCAGAGGCAGACGCAAAACTTACGTTGAAACTACATGAAAAATTATCATCGGAAATTATCACAGACAGCCTGGAGACAGTCTATGACATGGAGTGCAGGCTAATTAATGTGATTCTTAGCATGACGAAACGAGGGGTGAGGGTGGACATTCCGAAATCGTTGCGCCTTATAGAACAATTCAAGAACAAGGAAAAGAAGCTAATAAAAAGAATAGATGAATTAACAGGACTTCACGTTGAAATTTGGTCAGCTGCTTCCATAGCCGCTGCCTTTGATTCCATGAATTTACCTTATGAGAGAACGGAAAAAACAGATTCCCCTTCTTTCACTAAACTGTTCCTGACAGATCACCCCCATGAGCTGCCACGCTTGATTACACAGGCACGAGAGCTTAATAAATTACAGGGAACATTTCTTCATGGAATGTTAAAATACCAGAAAGATGGGAGAATACATGCGCACATTAATCAAATACGCTCGGACAGCGGTGGCGCCATTAGTGGTCGTTTCAGTTATAATCACCCAAATTTACAGCAGGTCCCAAGCAGAGGACAATTCGCCAATAGCATTAGGAAACTTTTCATTCCTGAGATGGGGGAATATTGGCTTAAGGCGGACTATTCGCAGCAGGAGCCTAGGCTTTTAACTCATTTTGCGAGAACTGCAAAACAAGAAGGAGCAGAAGAAGTTCAAGAGGCATATAAAAAGGAAGACCTGGATTTTCATCAACAAACAGCTGACATGGCGGGCATAGACAGAAAACTGGCAAAAACAATAGGGCTTGGAGTTATTTACGGAATGGGGTATCATAAATTAGCAAGAGAACTTGATATGGATCCGCAGGAAGCAAAGAAAATGATGAATTCTTTTCATGAAAGAGTTCCTTTTATGAAAGGAATGCTGGAGTTTGTAATGAATAGAGCCAATGAAAGGGGAACTATCAGGACATTACTTGGAAGAAAATGCCGATTCGACCTGTGGGAACCAGTGACATGGGGAGCGCATAAAGCGCTACCTTTTAATCAAGCTAAAACAGAGTATGGTTTTCCTATTAAGAGAGCGTACACATATAAGGCTCTTAACCGCTTAATTCAAGGTTCAGCTGCGGATCAGACCAAGAAAGCGATGGTGGATATTTATGAACAATTAGGGATTGTTCCTCTCATCCAAGTTCATGATGAACTGGACTGTTCAGTCAAGAATGAAAAGGAAGTAAAGGACATAAAAGAGATCATGGAAAACTGCGTGGAACTTCATGTTCCGTCCAAGGTTGACACGGACATGGGTGAAAGCTGGGGTGGGTGATGAACTGGTTGTGCATAACATTACTGGTATGTGTTTCCTTTAATCCAGAAATGGATTATAAAAACAACGATGAATTCATTAAAGATGTCACAGCGTGTACCCTTCACTTAAATTCATTGGAAGATGAATGGGAGAGGGTTCCAGTTGATTTAGTCGTGGCGCAAGCTATTCACGAGTCCGAATGGGGCCGATCACGGTTTGCAACACTCGGTAACAATTTGATGGGGATTCGCACCTTTGACCCGACAGATGACCAAATGAAGCCCATTAATAAACCTGATGTGAGCTGGGGGCTCAGGATCTTTGAGACTAAGTGTGAATCCATATCCTACTATATCGAACTGCTGAATAATAGCCACCATTATAAGGACTTCAGGGAAGAGAGAATAAAGCAGTATATCAGCGACTTGGTCGACGTTGAAAAATTAGCGGCGACACTTGCAATTTACGCTGAAGACGTGTATTATACGCAAAAAATAATCCAAACAATTAAAGAACTGAAAAACTATGAATAATAGCAGAAAACCCGGGTACATAGTATGAAATATACTAATATTTTAGGAAAAGATTTTAAATATAAAAAAGATGCAAAAGAATATTTTAATTCTATACTTTACTCTATTAAACAACC